TTTTTCTAATTCATTTGGTCTAGATGTTATAGAGCTAGGAGAAATGTTTGGAAATCTTTTAGTCATTTCCCTAATGGTAATTCCCTTTTCTCCTGATTCTTCTATTAAGCCTAAGACAAAAGCCCGTCTTTTAGAAAGAGGAACAGAATTAGCTGCTTCCCTACTTGTTAATGGATCATTCTTTCTATGCAGTTTATGTGGGCTTAGATCGTCAAATATACTTAATTGTTTCATATCAGTGTGTCTCCGACCAGTTTCTTCCGACATTGTATTCCCCGTCTAGTGGACAGTTGAGTGATAAGTGTTTACCTGCGGCTATGATAGCATCAACACCCAGCATACCTACCTGCTCTGCGTGTGCTTCCAAAGCCTCTACCTGCCATTCATCGTGTACATTACAAACAAACTTAGCATCTAGCTTATTGTCTGATAAAGCCTTGTCAAACATTACCAAGGCTTGCTTCATAACAATAGCACCTGCACCCTGTAACAGCGTGTTAAGTGCTGAGTGTTCTGAACGTACAAACAGCTTGCGACCATCTAACCCCTTGAGGTAGCCTCTTGTTGACGCTCTTGCAACTTTGTTTTTAAGAGCAGTGAATGATGGTAGATTATCGAAGAAAGATTGTCTAAGTCCTGCACCAGTGTCTCTACCTCCTCCTGCCACACTGCCAAGCTTTTCATCTCCTGCTCCGTATAGGAGGGCATAGATGAATGTCTTAGCCTGATTTCTTGATTCAAGTCCCGCAAGTCTTTGATTAGCTGTGTGGACATCACCGTTAATGATTTCATTTGTATAGTCCTCATCTTCCATATAGTGTGCAAGCATTCGTAACTCAAGACCACTAGCGTCTATACCTACCAGCTTGTAACCCTTGGGTACAGTCCATACTGCTCTGCACTCTTTACCGTAGGGTGAGTTAGAGCTAGGTACTTGTGCCATGTTAGGTTCACGGTGGGTCATGCGGCCTGTGATAGTACCGTTAGGTATTACATAGCCGTGTACTCTACCGTCTTCTTTCACAGCGTTGATCCAAGACTTAATCTGTGCCTCACGCTTTTGATACATCAGGTAGTCTTTTATAAGCTCTGCCTGTGGTATGTCGTTTATAAGCGACAAAGTTTTCTCATTCACAATAGGTCTACCGTTAACAGTAAACTCCGTAGGCTTCCAACCAAACTCAATCAGGTACTCTCCTACCTGCTTGCGTGAGCCTATGTTGAAGTCAACCTGAGTTATCCTAGTCGTTGTGAATGCTGCTGGTTTAGATAGCTCCTCATACTCCTCATCTCTAAGCCTGACTCCCGGCCCATTGAAGGTATCCCAGCTACCTGTCTTTGATAAGCCGCCAGACTTCTTCTCTCTGCGGTAGATGATACGCTCATCCATCTTAGGTTTAAAAACCTTAGCAACCTCTGATTCTTTGTCAGCCATGTTCTCACGCATTAGAGCGAGTAACATTGTCGCTGCGTACTCATCAAAGTAAAAGCCTGTACGCTCTTGATCCTTGAGGATACTAGCAACCTCAGTTTCTAAGGCCATAGATCTAGGATCAAAGCCTACGCCTTCGCGTTGTAAGTCCTTATAGACCTTCACGTTCAAGGCAACATCACGCTTACAGTAGGTCATCATCTCAGGGCTGTAACAATCAAACTCCTTGAAGTCTATCTTGCCAAGTCCTAGCTTCTGCCCCCACACTGCTAGGCTGTGACCGCCTTCGCGTACTGGGTTAAAGAGCCGGGAAAGCACCAACGTATCTATTAGTTTCTGTTCGCCTAGTTTAAATGAGGTCAGATCTTCAAGCACTGGTATGTCAAAGCCAATGATGTTATGCCCTGAGAGTTGTGAAGCTTTGTTAAGAAGCTCTACTCCCTGTTCAATATCATCAGGCCCAAACGCCCAGACCTCTCCTGTATCTACCTCTTGTGCTACTAGACACCATATCTTTGTGGCATCTAAGCCATCAGTTTCTATATCAAATAGTATCTTCATTCAAAGGCTAACCCTGTCTCTTCTTCAAAGGTTATATCAGTATCATCAACCTCGTTTAGCCTACCAGTATCCTTGTCATACTGTAGATAGGTAGCGATCCCGACATCCCCTGTGTATCTAGACTTTAAGATACGCACACGGGTAGTAGATGCTACCACAGGATCATCAGCTTGCTGGTTTCTTTCTAAGGTTATAACACAGTCAGATAGCTGTGCGATAGATTGACTGCCCCTAAGATGGCTCAGATCTGTCTCTGCGCCCTTCTCATGGCCCTTGTTACCATCTATTCGTCTTAGGTGAGAAACCAGTATAAGCCCTGCTCCTGTCTCTTCTGCGAGGCTTCGTAGCCTAGTCATAATGGAGTCAATAGAGCGACGTTCATCGCCTTCCAAGGTGGCAGACACCATCATGTGCAGGTGATCTATAACAACCCACTTACACTCGCAGCCCACAATCATATAGCGCAGCTTAGAAAAGATGCCATCAATATCATTGGAGCCAAAGTGTGCGTGTATCCACACCCTGTCGTTGTTGTCATTGTCTATAAAGAGATCATCAAAAAGAATATCAAGTTCTTCTTTTGAGTGTTCTTCCCTGATTCGATCAATGTGTAGTTTAGCGTTGGCCTCAATAGATAGTATACCATCCACTGTGCGAGTCCAATCTTCCTCCAAGGCGACGATGCCTATGTTGTCTTCTGTCTGCTTTATAAGCCAGTGTTCTAGTTCGCGTGTAACAGCAGTCTTACCTAAGCCTGTACCTCCTGCAACAAGAACCAACTCACCTGTTCGTAAGCCCTCAAGCTTCTTGTTAAGCCCCTCCCAAGGATAAGGAATAGCTTTCTTCTTTACACGATTGTGGTACTTGTCCTTGTTCTCACTGACATTCATCACACCACTAGGCGTGTAAGTCTTAGCATTCCACCAAGAATTAACATAAGACCCATGCTGATTCTTACGCAACATATCATTGGCATCTTTATGACCATCAGGCATGACCATAATCTTAGCCTTGTTAGGCTTGAGCAGACGCGCAACCTTCTTCGCTGCTTCCTGTCCGGGCTTGTCGGCATCAAAGCAGATCACGATGTTGTCAAACTTCTCAAGGAATTCTATCTGAGATTTGACATCCTTCTCTGCACCCTGCGCTCCATTCTTAACAGATACCACAGGCCACTTAGAACCAAGCAACTCGTAAGCTGCCATAGCATCGCACTCACCCTCAGTAATGGTGATATACTTGCCACCCTTATCACCGACAGTCTGTTGTCCGAACAAGCCACACTCTGAGATAGGGCCAGAGGCTGTGAAGCCTTTGTCACTAACAAACCTAGTCTTGTATGCGACCTCTTCAGATCCGTTGTAGTAGGGGTAGAAGTGTCGGGATACTTCATTTTTTGAATTTACTACTGATCTAACACCATATTTCTTTGCAGTTGTCAGCGATATTCCTCTGTCATGCAAAGCATTAAAGTCTCCTTCAGTTATTGCGACATTATCTTTTACAAGTTTCGGGGCTTGTATCATTTCTCCCCCTTCGTAAGTATAAAATGTTCCACAAGAAAAGCACTTTGCAGTACCGTCCTCATTGATGCTTGCCCCGTCACTGCTATTGCATACTGAACAGGGCTTGTGAGTTTCTATAAAAGACATNTAAGTCTCCATAAAAGNAAGGGGCCTTGCAGCCCCCTNAGTTTAGTCCATNGAGTCCAATGGCTCTGGCTTCTCCTCCACCACTAGCATCTCTTCAGTTAACTGCGCTGCTACAACACTATTAAACCCCTTGAGAGCCATGTCTAGTTTAGCCACAGTCTTCTGTGCCGCTCTCAATTCTTTGTCTGTCTCCAGCAAAAGATTGAATGCAAGCTTACCCTCATCCGTAAATTTCTCTACGGCATAGGTTCCATCTTCGGCTGTAAAAGTCCAGCCCTTAGCTTCTTCACTCATAATAGATCCTCTAAAATGCTAGTGCAGCTTCGCCAGCAGCACCCTGACCATACTCAACAAGATCCAAGATCTGCACGTTCTCAAGGATTGCACGTTTGTACTGCTTGTTAGGCCCATACACGGCTGAACGCCACTGCACTGCAACCTTTGAGCCGTTACCAATCTGCACATCAATCTCATTCTTGTCAGTGTCAACAAGCTTAGGCACAGGGTTCTTTTCACCCTTACCGTTTACTTCCCACTGATAGAAATGAATCACGGGATCTTCCGTGTACTTAGAACGCCCAGCAGCCTTGATACCGACGTTAAAGCCAGCAGCAATGAACTGCTCATAGACTTCATCCGATACCGCTAGGTTAATCTCATACCCATTGCGATCACCGCTGAAGTTAGGGACAGGTACTTTTACATGGGGATAAAATGCTTCTCCAGTTAACACCTGTGGGATACCATCAATCATACGCATAAAGTTTCTCCTTTGTTAGCGTGTGTAAAAGACTAGCACGGATGAGGTGCTTGGTCAAGAAAAAATTCAGCTATAACACATTCAAGGTCAGCATCTATACCATCCTGTACCTCCAAGCAGTGTCGGCCTTTACCATAATAGTCAAGCTTCAGATCATATGTGGACTTGTTAGTGTACAACATCCCAATGATATTCGATCTCTTTAATGCCTCAAAATCTTCTGAGGTTACTTCAAATAACATCAGCCATCTCCAAGTTCATCAATAAACTCAACAAACAATGCAGTAAGATCATCGTCACGTATCCTCCAAGAACCTACCTCAGAGCAACGATCTTCAACAAAAGATATAAACTTAATCTTTAACCTACCTGAAGGTGGGCTTGCTCCTATACGCAGAGCAAACAACTGACACCACCAATCATCAACCTCACTACAGAACTCCATTCTAGTGTCTACAGCACTCATTTTAAATTATCTCCTTTCAAAACTTGAAAATATTATATCACAAATTTTCAAGCATGTCGGAAAAAGCATCTTCTCCCGATGAAAAAAGTTCAGACATATCCCTCTGCCTTCTCTCTTCTCTGATGCCTTCCTCAAAATCCTCAAGCTCCCCGGTGTAGTAGTAGTATTCTTCTTCTGGTTCCATGTTATCCTCCGTTGTGTGTAAGGCCCGTTTCAAAAAAGCTCATCTGATCCTGTGTTAGCTGTGGTGGCCTCATGCCTTTACCAGTTCTAACAAATGTTAGATATGCATCGTGTTCTTTTTTACTCAAAGGCACAGCCATAACCCTTTCAGCATTGGTTCTTGGATGTGTTCTATAAACTATCACTATACTCCTCCTTCGACACTTCTAAGTAGTTCTCAATAAAACCTATGCAAAAGTCATCACCATACTTCATGCACAGATTTAGTGCGTCTTCTCTGACATCATCTGTTACATCTTCACCCTCATAGTACACATCCGTATACAGGAGAATGTGATTACATAAATCAATTATGTCACGCATCATACACGCCTCAATATACCCACTACAATAGGCAGAGTAGTGTCCATCTCTTCAGCTATCTCAGCGTAGGTAAGCCCCTGCGCCCTCCAATAGATAGCATCAGATACCCTTTTAGGTGGCGGCTCAGTAGCACCAGTAGGCCAGTACTTGTTGATAAAAATATCTTCAATCTTTTCTTGAGCCTTGATAGCCCTATAGAATGTGTCACTCATCTTCACTCTCAAACTTCTCAATCACCCACTCTATTCTCTGTACAAAAGTAGACACAACAAGACGCACCACATCATGCGGGTTAGTCTCAGAGGTTTTCTTTATGTATTGGTGTAGAGTCTTTAGCTCCTCCAAAGCCATCTCATGGTTATTCATACAGCCATGCCTCTCTCAACCTTATATTAAAGTAATCACTTTTAAGATCTCTCAGGGCGTTAGAGCCATCAATAAGGCGGTCACGCTTGTAGCCCTTAGCCTTCACGATCTCTTCCTCAAAAGAATTAATTTTCTTTGAAAGAGCATCACGAATCTCTTGGACTATAAGATCACGCAGTTGCTTCTTAAACTCTTCTGCACTACTAGCGTTGAGTATCAGAGCCTCTCTACTCTCAGAATGAATCACAAAGTGATCCACAAATATATCTATATTATCCATGTCAATCTCCAAATTAAAGGTGAGCAGTTTATCCACGTACTCAGGTGGCAGGAGAGTTCCTATGCAGCCCTTCTCACATTGGTGCGACCCTTCTTATCTGTGATAAAGAAGAAGCCTCCACGTTCATGGTGAGGAAAGTACCATGACCTTTTGCCAAAGTGAATGCCTGTGTAGCATCGACCTTCATTAAAGCCATAGCGCGTCTTGAATTTTCTTACTCTATAAATCATTTTAGATCTCCATTATTCCTGTTATCTCTGTATCAATAAGGTCTGGTGAAGGCTTAACCAAAGTCTCTACCAACCACTGTGCATCGTCCTTGTCCCTAGCCCGTACAGTAAAGCTCATGTTGACCTCAAACTCAAAGGTCAGATCATCATCATCGGGCTGATTCCAAGGGGCATCTGGGTGAGACTTATGTGCCTCAACCCAACATATATCATTACTCATCTACCGTCTCCATATTTATAGCTATGTCCTTATAGTCAACATGGAACAAAGTTATCTCATCAGTTATCGTACCGTTCTTATTGATACGGCGAACAAGATCAGCCATGTCCCACCTGTTGATACCAAAAGCTTTCGCAATACCTAACTCTGTATCAAGCTCCATACTCAGCCTCTCATGCCGAGTAATCTTGATTGTAGTCCAACCACGCTTGATGTCACGTTTAACATCTATACTTTTCACATCATGAAAGTTCATTCAAATACTCCTCTAACCATTCACTAGTTGCTGAAGTTAAGTGACCGTAGTTCTCAACTTCTCTTACATATGTATCACCGTACTCCCAGCTACCATACGTCAAAGGTGACTTGGCTGCAACAAACCATCGTGCATAAGGATTATCTTTCTCCTTCTTTGCAGCTTGGTACGTCTTCAGTACACGCCACTCCCAGCCTTGTGCATTGGTGAATGTAGCGTATGGCTGCTCCACCTTCACAGTCTTACCGAACTTAGTTCTATTGCTCATCATCTTCTTCCTCTATAAAAAAGTTAACACCTGCTAACCGTTGACCGTACATATCTACGTTGTCTGGATTAGCGGTATGCTCCACTGGACACTGCGCCATCCACTCCCAAAACCTATCATCATACAAATCCATAGTCCTCTACCTCCTCACTGTCTATAGGGCCTTCATATTCCTAACATTTGTTAGGTTTTACCCTACTGCGATCAAATTATCAACAACAAAGTTACCCTCATCTTTCTTGGCCTTGCCCTTGGCTACCAATCCGACAACGACCTTACCAGCCTTGACGTTAACAAGGTCTGACGCATCGCCATCTATCACCCTGCGCCCCTTGTAATACTTGGGCATACCATTAC